ATGGATTGCCTTGCTGGAGCTGCTTCAGCGCCATCACCTTCATGATGCGTTGCGTGTGGCTGGCTGTGTTTGGGTCAGCCTGTGGCACCAGTTCGCAATCGTTGAGCGCCTGAATAAGCGTCTGTTCGTTCCACTTGGTCGTCGGGCGCTTGTTGCGCTCCCAGAAGCTTTCTGGATGCTCGCGGAAGCACCGAACCAAGAGTTGGAACTCTTCAGCCTGTGATGCGTGCATACGTTTATGCACCGAGTTCAGGATCTTTGTTGCCTGATCGATCAATGCAATCGTTGTGCCGACCGGCGCATCAGCGCGGCCTTCGCCCACAGCCATTTCAGCCGTGCCGCCAACGCGCATTCCTGTCTGGGCCATGTTGTCAACGAGGTTCATCAAGGCCGGTGCAGCGCCAGTGTTGTATGGCAACGGCATAATGGCCTGATTGATCGGCATACCGTTCGTCTTGACCAGCGCACCACCGCCCGGAGGAACGCGGAAGATGTTTGTGTTCTGACGCGCACCCGTGTCGGCCAGTAAGAAGCCGGGGAAGTTTGCGTACATGCCAGAGTCAAGCAGCTCGCGCCACGCAGCCGTGATGGCATTCGTGGTGTTGCCGAGGATGTGCAAGAGACCAATGTCGTAGAAACCAACGCCCGGCACAAATGTGTACTTGACGAAGTTCTGGCGAGCCATCGGGAGCTGATCTTCTTCTTCGTCATAGTTGCGGACGATAGACACGATTTGCTTGGTCGAGACATCGATGGTCACGCGGTAAGGGATCTCAAGGCCGCTTTCCTTTCCCTTCCACTTATGCTCGAAGCCAGCAATATCCAGCTCGCAATAGCATTCGTAGATTTGACGATCCCTATCCAGCGGGTTCATTGCCGAATCAGCAACGCCCTCAATGGCATTCTTCTCGCGCTTTGCAGCATCGATATCTGGATCGGTCGGCGTGCCGAGATCGATGTCGCGATAAACACCGAGGATCTGGAGACGCTTCACCGTAGACGGGCGCAGAAATACGCGATGCGTAATGCGCTTGGCATTGCCGAGATCGGTCGCTGCGTTGTTCACGATCAGGTTTTCTGCATCAACGCTTTCGGACACAGGACGGTTCCGCAGCGGGCAGAAATAAATTTTCTTAAAACATGTGCCGCCGAAGCCCAGCATCAGCAACATGCGGTCGGTGTCGGGATAGTACTCGCTCGCCACCGCTGTCAGGTAATGGTTGAGATCCTTCTCCAAGCAATTTGCAAGGTGGTCTTGCTTGGTGGTCGATCCCATCGAATCATCGCGAACCTTCACAGGCCCATCGGTCGGCAGCATCTCTGATCTGGCATTGGCCTGAAAGCGCAGCACGGCTTCCAACAGCAACGGATGGCGAACCTTTGACATCCCCTCGACAGGTGCGCCGTCAGCGGTTCCCTGTACGCCGGGGATCTCAATCTTTAGGCCCAGAAGCTTCAGACCTTGGGCACGATCCTCAATCCAATCTGTGCGGCTCTGGATGTCGTCTTCGATGCCTTGGACGAGATCATTGCCAATGCGGTTGAGTTCCCCGTCATCGATTTCATCGACAAGGTTGCGGAACCATTCCTTGGCTTGTTCTGCTTCGCTGGGGCCGTCAATCGGTTTGCCATCCAGAGAAATAGTAATGGATCCATCGGGATGCTCAATCTTAAGGATGTTGCCCTTCTCGTCGGTCTCGGTCGTCGGCTTGCCTTCGTCAATCTGCACAACGAGGTCTTCACCGCCTAGACTTTGCTCAGTCTCAGGCATCACTTGGCGGATATTTGGCACGAGACCGGGGGTCAGCGGCATGATCAATTCCCTTCGACGGGCAGCTTTTCCATCTCGTCTACGAAACGCCGAATGCCCTCTTGGGCCGCTAGTGTATCGGATTTCGCCTGTATTTCATAGGTGCGCGTGTAGTCATAAGGCTCGATACCCCAGACCTCAACATGGAATAGCCCCAACCCCTTGGGTGTAGAGGGCCTCACAACATCAACAACGGCATTTGCCAAAACCTGAACCATCTTATTCTCCGATGCCCGACAGGCCATACTTTATCACATTTATAAAAAAAGCCGCCAGTGGGTGTCTCTTCCACTGACGGCTCTTGTTGTCCGAAACCCACAAGGGAGAACCACCAACCCTTGCAGATCGATTATAGCACGGGTCCCTTATAGACCAAGCTCTGTTTTTGCATCCGTTGGCGGCTCTGGCAGGGGCATCCAGTGGGTTGGGCATACGTCCCATTCCCCGTCATACCAGCCAGATTGGATTGAGTCCCAAGATGCAAGGGCCATGATCGGCCACCCGGATTCATACCAAAACACAAAGATTTCCGTACCGTCTTTTGGTGCGGTTGTAATCAGTTGCCATTCACTCATTGCCCCCTCCTCTGCCGTCAATAGATTTTAAGTCGGCTGTCGATGGTGTCTTGATCGACATATTGACCTTCCTCATCATGGTGAAGGTCAATTCCTTGGCTGTCTGATCGTTGGTCATGTCTGCCGCCCGAACCAGATAGCAAAATGCGATTGCCCGTTGGGCCACAAAATCCTCAAAGACTGTTGGGTCCAGATCGCTAAGATCCAGCATTGTGGCGCTGTCATCCATTCCGTCATCATCATCAGACATCACGACCTCCTTTGCTGGCGGTGAAAAGCATAGTGCTTGTCATCGCGTAGGAATTTGATCTCAGCTTCCAGCCTGTCCAGTTCTCTGGCTAGGCCAATTAACTCTTCAGCCATGCAAAACTCGGTAGCCATACCGCCCCGCGTTATACGGAATTCCAGTACCAGCTCCTCAATAAGCTTTTCGTCCGGGTGCATACCTTTCACGAATACTGTTCCTCTAATTGTCTCATGCTGATGTGACGGTATTGCAATATATGCCCCGCTTGGATTTGCAGCTCGTAAATGCCGTAGGACCAACCAGTTGTCGCCGTCCCCGCATATTTAGCGACGTACCCATCTGGCATCGATGACCCAAGGTTAAGAACCTCAATTGAGTTGTTGATCCCAATTTTGGGTATCTTACGGAATGTGGATCGGTGTGTATGGCCGAACACGATGGAATGCGTAGCGTGGTTGGCAATCTGGTTTTCAGAGTTTTGACCGCCATATGGTCGCCCCATGATGTTCATAGGCACATGGATAAAACCAACCCCGTCAATCATCAGCCACTGCCCGTATGGGTGGATGCGCCAGCGGTAGCGGGCCGACATCTCCTCAAACTGGGTGTACAAGGTGCCGACTGTTTCGGGGTTCTTGTTCTCAAACCGATTGATTCGTTCTTCGTGGTTCCCAGCCGTCATAACCAGAGGGATGTCCAGATAGCTCATCTCTTTGTAGAAGGCCGACATGGCCTCCTCGCAGCTTTCCAGATCTGTTTTAAAGGATGGTCTTTGAGCGTGCCCTAAAGAACCCCGCTCTTCGTGCATCGACACACTGTCCCACGAAGCAAAGTCTCCAATATGAACAACCCGATCCGGCTTTAGCGCGGCAGCGTGTTTGCCCATCCACTTAAATCGATCTTTGGAAATATTTGGCTGATCATGGCTGTCACCAATCGCCATGATCGTCATGGATTTTTGTTTGCCCATGACAATCCTTGGTTTGGGAATGCTGCCAGAATTGTTAACCGCCAATTTTAAAAGGCGGTTTTCTTCTATTAGGCTTTGATGTTTCTCAATAAGAGGAGAAACTCTCAACGGTTTGTTTTTAAGAATAACAGACCGAATTGTGCTTTCGTTCCTACCCAAGTAGTAGGCTGTTTTATTGATGCCGCCCATCTGCAAGATGAGAGCTTGTAACTCTGGTGGGCTTAATATCATGATGGGCCTCATACCGCCGCACCTTGATACTTTATAGTTATACTGTGACAACTATTTGATAGCTAAGAACAAGCCAATGTTTGAGAAGGCATATCCTGCATAGATGATTGCCATCGGCGTATTGCCCAGCAGGTACTGATTTATGGAGATATAACCATAAATCAGCCCCACTAGTACAATTAGCGGCCCGCTCATGAATCAAATGCCATGATCCATATAGCTACCAATATAGCCATAAAGATTGGAGTAACTGCCGCCTCATTCATTTCGGCCCCTCTGGCAGCGGCATCCAGTGCGTGGCCCAATCGGAAACGTGCCAACAGGTCCAATTGCCTTCCTCATGCGTTGGATAGGGCCACCAGCCGCAGACCCAGAAATATTCTTCGCCGTCATCATCCTTGCCATAAGTAAGGATCTCACGGCCATCTTTCGGTGCAGTCTCAATAGGTTGCCAGTTCATCTCAATCTCCATTGTTAATTGCATTACGCCCCGTTATATGAATGCATGAAGCCTAAGTTCCTTCAGTTGCTCATAATTCATGTAAAACTCCGGGTCTCGCGGAGTGACCATGAACCGTTTGCGCGTATCAATATTAAACACGCCTTTTGATGGTTCATAACCCTTGGTTACAGGACCACGCTCCGAACAAGCAGAGGCATGGATTGGCGCGACAAAGCGCATAGCTTTTTCCTGATCTCTGTTCTCGACCACAGCATTCTCTATGCCGGACAGCAATCTGGTTGCTTGCTCATACTGGTCCATGAAATCAACGCTCACGAAAGCATCAGCCCGCGCTGCGTCTTGATAGATGCGCCGCTCAATAACTTCGTTTGTCAGAATGTCGGTGCCCCGCACCAGCATGTAAGGATCAAACGCAAACGCCTTCACGGGCATGATGTTGCAAGCTTGGACCAAGGCTGGTGCTGCAAGCATCGACAAAAATGACCGGCGACTGAGGATCGTGGACATATCGTTCTCCTGTTCAGGAAAGTATAGCTCAGACTTTACACTGCGTAAAGCGGTGACGGCGGCGCACCGCGATGTTGCATCTGATCTTCGACACGCGATGTCCATTCAGAACCGCGCACCAACATGCCCATCTCGCGTAGATGGCGAACAGCCATGCTGACCGTATCGACCAAGTCGTCATGCTTGCCCTTCGGAAACACGGCGCACTGTTGGATGACCATATCTGCCCACGAATAATTGGGGGCGTAGATCAAACCTTCTGCGAACAAATGCTGCACAGCGTAAAGCCGACCCAGCTTGTCGTTGCCTTTCGGATCTAGGAGCTGCACGCCCCAATCCTCATGCCCATACAAGCGACGAAGCTCCTGCGCCACGCTATGACCGGCAGCTTTGTTTTCGATCACAAGCTTATCGATGCGCCATTCGCGGGCGCTTGCAGCCACCTTCTTGACGAGATCATGAAGCTCCAGACGTTCCTGCCATGCATGGACCAGCATGATCTTGGGATGCTCTTCGGTGTAGGTTCTCCGCACCATGCTGACGAGATCACCGCCCTTGGAGATCTGCCGGGTTGCTTGAGCTACCTGCTCGCCGCCCGAGTACACGCCCCAGATTGTCAGGGCCGAGAAATCGTTCTCGCTCTTGGTCGTGTAAGCCGTGTCCAGCGAAGCCATCAGGTAATCAAAAGGCGGGTATGATTCGCGCTCCCAGAGCTGCCACCATTCGCGCTTGATTACGCCACCGCCACGAGGCTGCGGTTCTTGCTGAAACTGACCGGCGACCGCATAAGGCCCCATCACGCGCTCATCGCGCTCGACAATCGCCAGCGGGAAACGCTCGGGGAATAGCAGCTCGCCTTCGTCCTCACGCGGATCTTCATAGCCAAGCTTGGTCGGCATGGCCCGGCTGGGATCATACCGCATCGGCAGCATGATGTGGTCGTAGCCAAGATCCTTGTCGAGGATCACGCCCGAGATGTCGTCCTCGTGCAGTCTCTGCATGATGACCACAATCACGCTTTTTATCGGGTTATTCAGACGGGTCGGGATGGCCTCAAGGAACGTGGTCACCTCGGTCTCACGTTGCACTTCCGAGCCAGCCGAATCCACGCTGTGGGGATCGTCGATCAGCACCCTATCGGCACGAAGACCTGTCAAACTGGTGATCGATGTAGCGATTCGGAAGCCGCCAGCCTTGTTCACGAAGTTTAGCTTTTCGTTCTGATCCTTGGACAGCTTCACCCTGTCGCCCCAGCGGGCCTGATACCACTCCGACAGGATCAGATCACGCATCCTGCGCGAGTCGCGGGCTGACAGGTTCTCCACCTTATGCGCGGCGCAGAGATAGCGCAGGTGCGGCATGTTCCTTGGCCCCCATTCCCATGAGGGCCAGAAGACGTTGAGGATCAAGCTCTTTGCCGTGCCCGGCGGGATGTTCACCAACAGGCGGTTGTAGAGTTGTCCGTTATCAAGTTCCACGCCATCGGTGATCGCTTCCAGATGCTCGCAGATAAAGTCGATATGCCAGCCATGAACATATGGCGATCCCGGCTCAATGACATGCCAAGCATAGCGGATGAAAGCCGCAAGGCTCTCCTCACACTCAGC